CTTTGACCAATTATTGCAGTTTTTTCTTCACTGGTTAAGGTTTCATTAATTCTAATATAATTGGATTTAAAATCGGCGACCCCACCCCCAGTTACAATAGAACCATTTTCGAATACATGACTACCAAGCCGTTCTACCTGCACCTGAAGAAAAGATTGAAGCTGAGTTAATTCTCTTGCCTGTATAGCAAAACCCGGTCTAAACAGATTTTTTAGAAATCCGCTGTCCTCACTATAATCGTCATAATAAGGATTGGTATTGAAAATTGTTGACAATTGAGATACTGCTGGCATTTATAACTCCATTATAGGTCTATAAAGAATCTTATTTCTTCTTCTTGCTCAAAAGTTCTGGTTATGGCAGTCGTATTTTCTACTACCAAAAGTCTTCCTGAGCTTTTTACTAATTCCGGGCCTTTAACATTATTTATAGTGTACGTAGAGGAACCGACAGTTATTGTTTCATTATCTGAAAATCCTCCAAGGGGTAGGGTAATCCCCCAGGCTGTTATTCCAGAATCAGACTCTCTTATAATATTTCCCAATAGGATGCTTCCGCTAGTGCCGGTGGCTCCATGCCACGGTTCCCACTGGACCAGTGTCGCTGTTGCGCCACTTGCCCCTGTAACAAGAGAGTCAATGGATAAAGAATCCCTATTGATGACAGTGTCAGGGTCACTTGTTATTCCGGCAGACACTGTCATTCTATAGACTCTATCGGTTGATGGGAGTGTTGTTTCTTGATAATTAATAAATCCAGACCCAACTAGCTGATTATTGAATACGTCGCTTCCCTTATCTCTTATTCCCAAAAATTCTTCTCCGGGTTTAAACTCCCCCCTAAGATCATTTATGGTAAGTATGGCAGATTTTTGATTATCTGTACCTAAAACAGAGGTAGCCACTTTTCCACATGTATTAGAAAATTTTCCTATGATATTATCCCCACTCAAAAAGGACACAGAACTATATTGTCCACCAGTTGGCGCATTAACGCTGACCACTGTTGATGTGGTATCATATGCCCCGGCAACCAAACCCTCGTTTGTATATCCGGCAGAGATAATAGGGTCTGCCAGTATACCATACTGCCTATAATCATTAAAAATGGGGGCATTTCCTTCTTCGTCTTTTTGTATTCTTACTACTATTAAGGCCTTGGTAGGTCTAGTTTCATCAAGAAGATTAGATCCATGACCACCATATGGAGATATGGAAGGAAAGACTGTTATTGTGGTTCCTACAGTATCCCCTGTTATTTCTGCCCGTGCTCTGGTATACCCCAGACCTTTATTAATAACTGTAGTATCAAGTAACTTACCGGTAGGACCAATCACTCCAATGGCTTCTGCATTAGAGCCATCACCCGTTATACCTATGAAAGGCGCTATGATAAATCCGGATTTGTTTTCCTCTGAGGAATTTTTTGGAATCGTGGTGAATCCGGGAGATACGTGTATTGTTCCGACGCCACTATCAACTCCGTAGTCAGTAATTCTTCTTACTTCACCGGCATTTTCTCCACTAATGATATAAAAGGCATACCCATTATAATGATCATTAGTAAGACTTGCTGCAGTATTTTCACCATTTCCCGTAAGAATTTGTATCTGTGTGGTACCTGCTGAAGCATTTGCCGGGAGATACCAACCGGTTGAAGAATTTATGGGTGTTTTTTCAAAAAGACCGCCGCTATGGTATGTTCCTACGCCGCTTCCCTGATTTATAGTAATACAATCTATAGAGCCATCTACGGCATCTCTTTTAACTTTGTATCTAAATTGTCGTTCATCCACATACCTATTCTGAATTCCCGAAATCAAATCTACCTCAAGTAGTGGTATATGTGTGTCAGTGATAAATTCTTTTAAATTATCTGGAATTTTATATAAAAGCTTAAACAAATGTTGATCAGCATCCATGTTTCCAAAAGTGTCTACTGAATAATTCTTATTAAGATCTTGTAAGGCAGTTTGAGAAGTCGAATGACCGCTTTTGATTATTTTATAAACATATCCTTCGGTGGTATAAACCAGTTTAGATGGATCTGCGTAATAATCGGTGTTACTTAGTGCTGCCGGATAGGTATATCCCCCACCAGCTGTGAAAGAAGATTTATCTGTCATATAAATCACTTTAGCAGAAGAAATTCTTTTAGCACCAAGCATGTTTTCCCACACCTGAATATCATCTTCTAAAGTTTCGGAAACTGTTCCGGGAGATGCTTCTTCAGCCCACGGCGTGGATCTACCAAACGTTAAGAAATAAGAGCCGTCTTCTCCTGACCGGAAAGAATTAGCAAACTTATTTAAAATATGGGTTTTGAATAGTTGACGCATTATGCTGGTAGCTCCCTAATAAAATCCCCTATTTGTATATATGCCATTTTAGGGTCGAGATTTATATAGAAATCCGGATTCTGGCCCCACCGATTATCGGCAATAATGCCGTTTTCAGATTGATAAACGGTAACACCAGAAGAATTGTAAATTCTGACAGCACCTTGTTGTACGCCGGGGATGGTCGTAGTTACGAAAGGCTGCTCGGTTGAAATTTCATCAACAACTAAATTTGGGACAAAATTTCCGGCTGGGTCAATCAGTGTGTTGTTCGACACAACAATACCAACAGGACCGGGAGCATAATCCCATGGATACTGAATAATTATATCACCCGCACTGACAGCAGTATGATCAAAAATCCAATTGGGGTCCAATATATTCACACCTTTTCGAGTAAAAGTGGCACCCATGGACATTCCACCGAAGATATGGGTTGCACCCCTATGTGCGGGATGTGGATAAACAGACCAACCCATAGTATAACCACTAAAGGTGGGACCAGAAATTCCCCCCGCAAATATTTCATACTGTTCATAAAAATCTGCTCTATTTAAATATCCGGTTCCACCATCATTATAGATTCCAACAGCACCTAAACCACCACCGATAGTATGGCCTAAATGCCCCCCAAGGGTTGAACCGAGTGCACCAGTTACACCAACCACATGTTGATTTGCCCCCCCTTCATCAACTATTCCAGTATGATCGCTCATAGTCATAGTTACACCATTGAACCCAATTGGATATAGATCCACACCTCTAGCACTATTTCTGAGATTTTGAGTCGTTCCCAAATTGTATGGCATATAATGACCCAACAATGGTATTTCAAAATTTGTGGGGGTTTGGGTAGTTTTTGTGGGTGAAAATGTGCTATTGGATACCAGTAAATATCTACCAAACGGTTTCAGACCGGCAGGATGCACCAACTTTCTTAATAAGTCAATATAGTCTAAAATTCCTTTGGGAGTCCTAATAACATAAGAAAATTCTTGATAATAAAAGTTATCTTGAAGATAACTTCCAGACGATATTCTGCTAACTTCTCCATCGTAGTACGGGGGTATTACAGTTTTTCCGCCACCACCGAGTGCCTCCAAGGTAGCACCGCTGCCCTCTCTTGATGCAATAGATACTGTATATGTTGAACCTTTAATACCGCTAGCCCTAATGCCACCATCTAAAATGTCTACAGACGTTATAGTTCCGTAGGAATTGATGGAGCCGACTTCTCCTTTAAAACCCGAAACAAATGCTCCCGGGCCAGTTCCGGTTATTGTTATTTTGTCTCCAATCAGGTAATTTGTGCCACCAGTAGAAACTGTTAAGGTTTTTATGGAAGGTATTATGGTAGCGTATTCTGAATCTCCAGTGATTGGTATTTCAACTGTCACCCCTTCAACAAAATCGCCGTATAAACCAGATAGTTCGAATTTTTGATATGGACCACCATTACCCATAATGTTGACCACTGATTCCACAGTAGCATCTGCTAAAAGTCTATTATCCAACACTTGTTTAATCTTTCTTCCAACCAGTACTGGCAAAGACCCGCTAGTTAAACCGTGTACATGTGCATTTATCAGATATCTTTCTTTATATTTTCCATCTGATGTTTTAAATAGTTGTAATTTAGGATAAAACAATTCAATATCAACATTATATAACAATCTGAAAAAGAATTTTAAGGAATCTTTAGTTCCCTTTTTCTTATAAAAATCAATCATATTAGGTATAACTGTTTTTAAATTCGCATTGCTACCCAATTCGTCTGGTAAAAATGGTGCATAAGTAGACAAAAAATATGGTAAAAAGGTATCCAGTGTCTCATCGATATTGATATATTCTTGAAATCGTCTAGAAATATAAACAGGATTTCCTGATCTTTCTAACCATTCATAATATGCTTTTACAAAATCAACAAATATGTTGTGATCCACCACGACAAATTCTGGTAATTTAGAGCTAATAAATGGCGATATTGGTTTATTTCTTTCTTTATCTACCTGTGGGAAAGAAATATTAATAGTAGGGTCAGTGTCCCCCATTATGGGGGGAAATGGTTCATCCCCACCAGTGGGAAAATCTGCAAGAAAGCTTAATATGTCATTGACATCAAATGGCTCGTCACCACCAGCATCACCATCCGATGGAGGCAAGTTCAAATTGTGGGGTATTATGGCCATTATTCGATATTATCCATCATAACTACTAATTCCGCCGCCTACAATATTTGAAAAGTCAGGTGTAATATCACCAGTAGTACTAGTTTTGGTTTGGGTTTCGGCTTCACCACTACTAGTGCCAACAAATCTTCCGCCCGGGCTGGCATAGACAGAAATATCAAGAGAGGTGGGGTCATTTTCATCTAAAATCAAAATGACATCGTTCATGCTGATGATATCTAAACTTGCTGCAATGATTTGAAATCTGATGTCCGAATAAAGTGTTCCCGGAGTCAAAATTTTAAGTCTATCAACATAGATTAAACTCTTACTATAATTAATTGAACCTATTATTTTATCCTTTTCAAAAAGACCATGGACATTTTTTCTTTTTAGCAATAAATTCGAATATCCGTCATCTTCAATTATCCCTGTTTTGACTAAATTTGAATCATCTAAGTATGTAAACTCACTGGATCTGATAACTGTTTTATGCCCATCATGGGGATGGTGTATTGCGTTTGAAATAGAAAAAGCATATGTGGTACTGACATTCAGATTCGGTTTTAATCTATATTCCAGTGTGACATTAGTTTGACTACCGAGGATTCCTTGATCTGTATCGTCAATCAACTTGGCTAGTTTAGAATATCTCAGTCCTCTTTCAAATCTTTCTAAATTATCAGTTGACCATGTGATTATTCTGTCCTTTACCATTGTTTTAACCTCATCGGTGGTCAACGACGTTACGTCAGTATCTGTTTCCACCGATGACTTGATTTTTAAATAAACATATGTTGGACTTATTACTTTGGCATTTATTGCCACAACTCCTTTAGATTCCAATATTCTGTTTTCAATTTCAATTTTTGTATTATCAGTTATTTCTGTTCCAGTATTAGGCTTAACAACAACCAAAACTCTACCATATTCGGGTGGGTTTGCCAGTTCACCACCATAAACATTTAAGGATGATATTGATGGAAACTCTTTCTGGAGAATAGATTTATAGTCAGCAGCCGTAACTGCTCTATTTTGAGAAGCAAAAAACATGGGTGCATTAAATCGGATTGAATCCATGGACTCTCTTAGAGAACCCCCCTGTGCCTCAGAAGTTACTCTTATGTCATTAATAAATCCAACCGATGAAGAAAATACTCTATTTGTCGATGAATCGGAAGCACCAATGACGTTTGCAGATGGACCAGTTGTTATCAGGTATTCTACCGTTATCAGATTCCCATGCGTTAGTTTTTCACCGAGGACATCATCGCCAAATCTGATTTCTAACTTTCCGTCTCCCATTTCAACAATGTTATAAATTTTGGAAGAGGGATCTATAACTGTAACATCAGTTGCTTCCGACCACAAATCACTATACCCAGTTGAATCACTGGATGATTCTTGTCTTCTTACTTTAATTGTGGTTTTATCTATATTTTTCTGAGGAAGAATAAATTTTTGTTCTGGATCACTGTTGTCATATACAAATGTCTGACTAGTTATTGCACCTTCATGTATAACAAGACCAGTAATATGGAAAGCACTGGGGTTTGCTAAATCTGCCCCAATATCAACGGTTGCCGTCTGTAAATTAATAAATTGGTAATTTACACCATCAAGTGTTGCAATAAATTTTGATCCTTTGGGTATAACAGAATCTGCAGCAGGACTAGTCAGAGATAAATCAACAACTGCTCTAGCACTAGTTGCAGACCCCGGTTGATATCCTAAATGTTTGGCAAGAGAAACTACTGAACCCCTTTTCACCGCACTATCCATAAACATTTCATTCGCAACCATATTGTTATAAAAACCCATATAATGAGTATTATATGCTAACAAATCCAATAATATGGACATTGCAGAGCCTTCGAAATTATAGTCGGAGAAGGTACCTTGACTTCTTAAAAAATCTTTAAGATTTGATTTGATTCCATCAAAATCGAGAGAATTTACTCTAATATTTGATTTTCTTGGCATTATCTTAGCCTCTCTAGTTGAACTGTTACTTTTGATACGTCCGGATGGTTAACCATTCTAAAGTATATATTAACGTTGTAACTACTTGCGTCGGGCATAGCAAAAACCTGAACATTCTGTAATACGGCTCTGGGTTCGTTCTCTTCTATCACTTTCACTATTTCTTTCTTGATTATAAAAGCATTTAAGGGGGTGACCGGTTCAAATAGTTGATTTCTTATGGTGCTATAAACAACCCCACTGAAAGGTCTTTCGTATTTACCTGTTAAGATTAAATTCCGAATTGCACCAATGATTGCTCTTGGACCTTTTTTAACAATTATATCACCGGTATTTGGGTGTTTTAAAAGATCAAAATCAATATCTGAATATTCAGCCATTATTTTTTCCCCCCTCGCATATGCGGTTCTATTTTTCTAACGCATTCTTCTATAGTATAACAAATATCTTCATCACCCAAAGATTCTATTTTGACATGATCTATCCATTCTGATAATATCAACCCCACAGTAGTTCCGGTTTTCAGATTTTTTACCGGATAGGCGGAAAATATTTCTGTACCAGCACTTTCCAAATGTCTTTTAAAAATAGAATCCGGCATTTCAAAGACCAGTCTAGGATATGGGTCATTTTCTGATAACTCCCCCAACAAATCTAAGTATTGTGTCATTAGCATGTCTTGTCTATCTTTTGATGTTTCTGATACACCAACATCAGATGATTCATGTGTTAAAGAGAATTTTTTTATTCCACTACCATCCAAATAAGTACCCCCATTATGAAATTGCAATAAACATGTTCTCCCGCAGTCAAGCCTGAGTCTGATTTCTGCTAGACTATCTTGTATTTTCTGTTGGTGCTCTCTAAAGTCAGTGCAGGTGGGGTTCCATTTATTATTATTATAAAGTCTCTGTCTTAATATTGTTCTTGCTATCGGGTATACCATAACACACCCTGCCAGTAGCGCAAGAAAAGCCATTCCAATTTCCATCCATGAGCCCATAATATCAATATCCAGTAATCTGTTATTTAGGTCGGTCGGTATCACGGAATGGGTCTCCAATTTTTAAATTACGCTGTTCTGTATTTCATTGTTAATATTACTTACTACACCACCAACTGTCTCATTAATGCTTAGTATCACATCACCAACTTTATCATCTATTATGCCTTCTGCAGAATTTTGAAGATCCAAAAGGACTGTTTCAAAAGAGCCTTTAACTAATGAATCCACACTCAACGACCCATTTAGCACACTATTAATGTTTATGTCACCTGCAATACCTGAAAAAGAGTCCATTAATGAATTTCCCAAATTATCAACAATATTAGAAGCAAGAGAGTCTATAGTTCCTAACGCTCCACCAGCAAGACTACCCAACTCCGGTAAGGAGTCAAAGGCCCCACTGGCAAGATCAGATATCCCATTAAATGCACCGTCAGCAAAAGAATCTGCTAAATCGCCAAGACCGTTTAATGCTCCACCAAGTTCCCCAACTATACCACTTGCAAAGGAATCTAACTCCCCAAATGCGCCTCCCGCTAAACCTTCAATGTTCCCCATTAAATCATTAAGTGAACCACCTGCTAAATCACCAAGACCTGTGGTGATATCACCCAATGCACCACCAACCATATTATTTAGTTCTCCTGCTAGATCGCCCAGGCCTCCTGCAAGACCACCTAAACCGTCTAATGCACCACTGGCAATATCTCCCAATCCACCTAAGGCGCCACCAGCAATACTTCCCAAACCACCGGCAACTTCACCAAGACCACCTGCCATATCACCCAATGCTCCACCAGCAATATCGCTTAAACCACCACCTCCAGCAATACCACCAAGACCACCACCACCGAGAGCACCCAATCCACATGCGGCAGCTGGAATCCCTACACCCGTTATAGAAGATGCAAGACCTTGTATGGGTTCAATAGCAACAGCACCCATTATTTCACTCCCAAAGAAATTGCCCGCCATACCATCAATCATACCACCCATAGAAAAATCGCCGACAAGATCCATTGCATCAGTAAGGGATCCTATATCTCCAGAAATCATCGATGTGACATCACTAATCATGTCACCAAGACCGGGAATATTTCCACTAACCAGTCCACCTAGATTATCAACAAGATCACCAACATAACCACCGGCATTGACACCAATGAAATCTGCTGGTGAAAAATCGCCTAATATATTTTGTATACCATTTCCCATATCAAAGTTGACCATATCATCTAGTAGGCTATCTGCTATACTAGCTATCTTATCAGTACCACCGGATAAAATTGAAGAAAAACCACTGGAAAAATTATCCACAACACCCTCAAGACCACTATCTAAAACATTACCAAAACCACCAAAGGAATCTTTTAAAATATTTTCTACTACACCACTAACATCATCAGTTATATTATTTAAGGCACCACCAAATACCCCACTAAGCTCTCCTCCAACTATACCACCCCCCAAACCAGCCAAAGACCCCGATATATCACCTACTATGTTTTTTAGAGAACCCGATACATTATCAAAAAAGTTAGAAGCAATAGGCACAACGTCATCAGAATCTATTGTGCCAATATCTTTAAGGGAGTTTTTAACGGCATTGGTTAATTCTGAACTAACCAAATCTAGTTTAGTGGACACCAAAGTTCTTGCGCTATCAACACCCGGAAAATCCACGCCATCTAAAACACTAGTGAATTGATTTTCAACTCCTGCCAACACTGAATGGGTTATATTCTGGAATGTTGAAGAGCCCTCATTAAGTCCTGCGGATAGTAAATTGTCTGCCATATCTTTAAAATTTTGACCAAGACCGTTTAATATCTGATTATTAGAATTCATGATACCATTTATTCCGGGCAAAGCGGGATATTGTCCATCAGATATCTGGTCAACACCCGACAGCATTGATGTATGCTGTATCATGTTTCTTGATATATTACCACTTACTTGTACACCAGAACCAAACATATTATTTTGAATTTCTACTAGGTGGGTTTTAATTGCTGAATAAGCAGAAACAATACTACTAGGTATCAGCATAGATGGATGAGGTGGTGGACTGCCGGGCAGCATGAATTTTGCATTCCATCCAATTATACTATCTGCTTTAGCAATATAGTCTGACAGGGCAGGCCTTGTAGAAGACAAATTATCCATCGATGGGTTTTTAAACGGATATAACGAGTCATCACTTTTTGCTTTCATTAGGTTAAAATAGGAATCACCGTCCGCAACCGCTTGCCCGTGTTTATATGAACCAGAATATCTAGATTCTAATTGTCTGCCTCTTCTTGCTCCCATAATTGTGAATTTATATAAAGATTTTTGCTCTTGGTTTAAACCCATTGGTGGTATGGTAGCACCAGTGGTATCAAGAGTAATATGACTAAATCCCGGTTGGTAAGACATGTTTTAAATCCCTGTCCTTGCTGCGCCTATGCCACCCGGATGCCCGCAACCGGCTAAATCACCAACTCTACATGGAAATCTTCCACCAATTATAACATTTCTGTTTTGTGCTGTTACCATTTTTTGGTAATGTCCATGGGGTGTCTTCCAACTACCATGCGGCACAACGCTGCTACCAAGAACAGCAACAGGGAATCCCTCTATTAAAACATTTAGCGGACTTATATCTGGAAGTATCAATCCACCGGCCATGTCTTTTCCTGCTAGTAAAAACCCCATTATCCTACACTCACCCATTCCGTCTGTCCATCATGTCCAACTGCCCCAACAGAACGTCTATTCGTGAATGACATATTTTTGAATGTTGTTGGTGATGCTGAAGCACGACAAGCGGCACCTCCACCCACAACTCCATTGAGTCGAAAGTCCTCGTTGTCTACATCAACAAAAGGATCAGCAGTAAGATCAATATTATCATAGGTGGTGTTGGTAGCATCAAATCCAGATATATGATTTGAAGAACCACCCATGTT